TAATTTGTGCTGGAACTGGGTATGTTATTTTAGAAAATATGCCATGCGATTTTATTCCGTTTTGCAGCTTAACTCCGATCCCAATGCCACACAGATTTTATGGTAGATCAGTTTCAGAATTAGTAGAAGATGTTCAATTAGTTAAATCTACTGTTATGCGACAGTTGTTGGATAATATGTATTTAACAAACAATAATAGAGTTGCTATAATGGATGGTATGGTCAATTTAGATGACCTATTAACTTCAAGACCAGGTGGAGTTGTAAGAACTAAGCAGCCACCAAGTCAAGTTATGATGCCAATGCAAAATCAAACTATTTCGCAACAGGCTTTCCCATTATTAGAATATTTAGATACAGTTAGAGAATCTAGAACTGGTGTTACAAGATACAATCAAGGTATGGATGCAGATGCTTTAAATAAGACTGCAACAGGTGTTAATGCTTTGATGAGCCAATCTCAAATGAGAATGGAACTGATAGCTAGAGTATTTGCTGAAACTGGTGTTAAAGATTTATTTAAAAGAATTTTTGAACTTACTTGTAAGTATCAAGACAAAGAAAGAGTAGTTGAATTAAACAATCAATTTATTCCAGTTAAACCTACTGAATGGAGAAATAGATATAATATTTCTATTACTGTTGGTTTAGGTACTGGAAGTTCTGAGCAACAAATAGGTATGTTAAACAATATCCTAGAAAGACAGCTCCAGGCATTTCAATTACAGGGTGGTCAAGAATACCCAATGGTTAGTCTTAAAAATATTTATAATAGTTTGGCAAAAATTATTGAAAATGCTGGTCTTAAAAATGTTGAGAATTACTTTGTTAATCCAGATCAAGGTAAATCAATGGTACAACCTAAACAACCACCAGCTCCAACTCCTATTGAGAAAATAGAGTTTGCTAGAATAGCAAGTGAAGAAAAACGTAAATTAGCTAGTTTAGAATTAGAGTTAAAAGCAATCAAAGGCAGTAATGCTAAATTTCTATTAGAAAATGAAATTAAAATGAAAGAACTTGAGCTTAAATATAATGCTCAAATAGATTCTGCACAAATTAAAGCAGAAGCCGATCTTAATAAAATGTTAGTAGCCGAAAGCACACAAGACTTTAGAAATGCACAAGAATCACAACAAAACTTACAAAAACAAATTGAGTCATTAAATGGACAACCAGGAACAAGCCAAACTCCAACAGGAAGTAAGCCAATCAAACAAGGCTAGTACATTATTAGAAGATCCTTTACTTAAAGAGTCTTTTAATAAATTAAAAAATTTATATTGCACAAGTTTATTAAATACTGGTGTTAATGAAAATGAAACCAGAGAAAAACTTTGGTTAGCTTATAACATTGTTGGTAAAGTTGAACAAAACTTACAAGAAATTTTAGATACTGGAAAATTAGCTTCTAAACAATTGGAAGATTATAGAAACCAGATTGAAAACCAAAAATTCTAGCCACTAAGGTTAGGATAAGTCAACCTCACAAGAGGAACTTAACTTACAAGGAAACATATGTCAGACAATCAAGGCAATCCATTAAAAGGATCTGAAACTGATTTGCAAATAGCTCAAGAAGCTGTAAATGGTTTATTAAACCCACAAGAAGAAAAAACTATTGGACAACAAGAAGCTCCAAAGGAAGAAATTCAACAAAATTCTCCTGAACCAACAAATGAGGAATTGGAAACCGATCAACCTCAGGAACAGGAAATAACGGAAGAAGAATCGCAAGATGAAACTTCCGAAGATGTATCTCAAGATGAAGAACAAATTGATACTCAAGAGAAACTAGAAGATTCCACCTACAAGGTAAAAGTTGCTGGTCAAGAATTAGAGGTTACCCTTGATGAGTTGAGAAATGGCTATCAAAAAGATGCAGATTACAGACAAAAGACGGAAGAACTTTCTAATGAAAGAAAGAACTTTCACTCTCAGTCTGAAAAGCAAAGACAAGACTATTCTCAAAAGCTTACTGAGATGAATCAAATGTTGTCTAATGCCCAACAAGAGCTTAATACAGAGATGAACTCTGCTGATTTAGAAGCTCTTTACGAAGAAGATCCAACAGAAGCTGCAAGGATTGAACATAGACTAAGAAAAAAACAAGAAAAAGTTAATCTTGCTATTCAAAAAACGCAATCTGAGCAAAAAATACAATTTGATGGATATATACAAACTGAAAAAAAGAAATTATTGAATAATATTCCTGATTTCGCAGATCCAGGTAAAGCATCAAATTTAAAAAACAATATGAGAAGTCATTTAGCTAAATATGGGTTTAACGACTCAGAAATAGCTCAAGTATATGACCATCGTATTTTAATGTTGGTGAATGATGCTATGAAATTTGGAAATTTACAAAAAGCAAAACCAAATCTTGCTAAAAAGATTTCTAAGCCAAGCAGAATGTTTTCGTCAGGGATTAAACAAGACAAGAGTGATGTCAGATCAAAAGCTAGTAAGGATAAGTTTAGTCGTTTAAGAAAAACTGGGCATATTAAAGATGCTCAAGATGTTTTCTTAGACATGATAACTAACAAATAATCTCAACAATATAGGAAAAATAAACATGGGAATAATAGCAAATACGTTCCAAACTTTTCAAGCAAAAGGGAACAGAGAAGACCTATCGGATATTATTTATAATATCTCACCAACAGAAACACCACTACTGAGTGCAATTGGTAAAGAAAAAGCTACTGGAACTTTGCATGAGTGGCAAACTGATGCTTTAGCAACAGCTGGAGCTAATGCACAAATAGAGGGTGATGAAGTTGCTTTTTTAGCAGTTAATCCTACTAAAAGAATTAGTAACAGTACGCAGATTTCAAGAAAATCTGTTATTGTTTCTGGTACTCAGGACACAGTAAATAGTGCTGGTAGAAATAACGAACTAGCTTACCAAATCTCAAAAAGTTCAAAAGAACTTAAAAGAGATATGGAGCATGTTTTATGTGCTAACCAATCATTTAATGTTGGTGCTGCTGGAACTGCAAGACTTTCTTCTGGTTTAGCTTCTTGGATTCAAACAAATGCAGTTGCTATCGGTGCTAATGGTGCTGTTGGTGGAACGGCTACTCCTGGAATAGCTAGAACTGATGGAACTCAAAGAGTATTTACTGAAGCTTTACTTAAAGAAACAGTTAAGAAAACTTGGGAATCAGGTGGAGATCCATCAATGATTATGTTGGGTTCTTTTAACAAACAAAAACTATCTGGTTTTACTGGTGGTTCAACAAAAATGACTCAGGCTGACGACAAGAAACTTGTTAATGCAATTGACATTTATGAATCAGACTTTGGATCAATGACTGTTGTTCCAAATAGGTTCTCAAGAAATAGAGATGTTTTTGTAATAGAGCCTGATATGTGGGCAGTTGCTTACCTAAGAGATTTCAAACTTATGGATCTTGCAGTAACTGGTGATGCTCAGAAAAAAGCTATGTTAGCCGAATACACACTTGTTTCAAAAAATGAAGCAGCAAATGGTGCTGTATTTGATTGCACAGCAGCTTAATCAAAACATTTATAGTGGGGATTAATCTCCCCACTATTACTTAATTAACAATTTTGTTTTCTTTGAAGATTTAATATCGGAACGAAGCAATACAAAAAAAGGAAAATACTATGCGAACACTAAACGATTATTTTATAACTGGTGTAATACCAAATGTATCAGCTGGTTCATCAACTTTTGTTGCTATACCTGATGGTGGAAGAATAATTAAAATTATTACACACAATGCAGTTGTAACTACTGGCACATCAGCTATCTCTTTTGAAATAGGTGGAACAGCAATTGCTGGTAGTGCAATTAGTCATACAGCATCTGGATCAGCTAACAGAACTATAACTGTTGCTCCAACTGGTGCTAATAGAGTTGAAGAAGATGGTGCTGTTGAACTTATTACTAATGGTGGATCAACAAATACATCAGCTATGGCTGTAACTCTTATTATTAGAAGATAATTACAAATTTTGTGGGGATCTTGTCTAGCGATACTTCCCCACAAATACCAATTAATTAAAAGGAAATAAATTATGCCAATGGGAATGGGAACTTATGGTTCTAAAAAAGGCAGACCAGCCAAAAAAGGTAAAAAGAAAAAAACAAAAAAATCAAAAAAAATGAAAGGTAAATATTAATGTCATATAATTATGGTTTAAGACCAGGTGTAACGCAAAAAATTGGAACATCAGCAACAGCAGCATCTTCAAGTGCAGTTGGGAGTCAATGTCAATATCTAAGATTAATAGCTACTACAGATTGTCATGTAAAATTTGGCACAAGTACAGCTCAAGGTGTGGCAACAATGAATGGTGCAGTAAGTGGAGCTGCAACAATTACTATTGATACAGTTGTGCCTGGTTTAGCTCCAATCACAGTTGGTCAAGTAGTTACAGGAACTGGAATTTCAACTCTTATAACAGTTGCAAGTATTACAAGCGCAACAGTAATAGTTTTAAGTGGAAATGTAAGTGTTGGTAATAATGTTGTTTTAACTTTTTCAGACACAGCAGTAACACCAGCAACAGCTAATGATATGTTTGTATCAGCAGAAGAATTTGAAATTTTTAAAGTTTCTCCAAATACTAAAGTATCAGTAATAAGATCAACAGAAAATGGTTCTTTATTTATTACTGAAATGACAGGCTAGTGGCTAGACAAAATTTTAGCTCTTATACACCAAGAGATAAGCCACCTAAATTAGGTAAGCACAAAAAAAATCTTAACAAATCAGAAAAAAGAAATATGAAACTTACTAGATATAAAGGTGGTGGTCGTTAATGAGAAAAATTAGTGAAGAAATAGATAAAAATGTTAAAGAAACTTATTTTGATAATGACAAAGATGGGGTTGTCCATAAAAGATCAATAGATGTTGAACCTATTTTAAAAAACAATAAAGAATTATATAATAACAATGATGGTTATAGTCCTGGTAAAGGATTAAAAAGAATAGCATCTATTCCAACTATGGTTCTTGAAATTTGGTGTAAGGAATATCATAAAGATCAAAACAAAGGAAATTGGTTTGCTTTACCACAAGAAACACAAAAAAAAATTTTAAAAGAAAAACTAAACAGTAATGAGTTTAGATATTTTAGAACATCAGAGGGTAAATATTAATGGCATTAACTACATACACAGAATTAAAAGCATCACTTGCTAACTGGTTAAACAGATCAGATTTAACAACTGAAATAGGTGATGACTTTATTAAATTAGCAGAAGCTGATTTTAACTCTAAATTAAGAGTTAGAAGTATGATAGATCAAGTAAGCATAACTGTTGATGCAGAAACTGTTGCTCTACCAGTTGACTTTTTACAAATTAGAGATTTTTATATTTTAAGTGGTCAAACAAAAACTCCTTTAGTCTACACAACACCAGCATCAATGGACACAACAAGTGGAACATCAACTACTGGTAGACCAAGTTCATTTACAATTTTAGGAGATACAATTAGATTCTCTCCCAAACCAGATGCAAGTTACACAGCTAAAATGAATTACTTTAAAAAATTCCCAGCTTTGAGTTCATCTGTTGCAACAAATTATATTTTAAAAAGTCACCCAGCTATATATTTATATGGCTCATTATTTCATGCAGCAAACTTTTTAGGTGGTATCAATCCACAACAAGTCCAAGTTTGGCAACAAATGTTTGGAACTGCTATGGAACGACTTGAATTAAACGATAGAGAAGATGAATACAATGGAAGTCCTTTACAAGTAAGAACTACAACATCAGTAGCTTCTCCATTTGTATCAAATTTATAATAGGAAACAATTATGCAATTACCTTTTGGCGAATGGCTACCAGATCAACCAGAACATTTAAATCCTGGTGCAACAGTAGCAACAAATGTTTTCTTTGCAGCAACTTCATACAAGCCTGTAAAAGGTTTAGTTCCATATACAGGAACTTCAAACATAACTAAAAATGCTAAAGGAGCTGGTTCTTTTAGAGATAATAACAACACAGTTTTTACATTCGTAGCCACTAAAGATACTATTTATCAATTAGCTGGTGGTGTTTTTACAGATAAAGGTGCTGGTGGATTATTTCTAAATACAGCTAAAGCATCATGCACAATTACAGTTTCTGATTATGGAAATATTGGAGCTGGTAAAACTATTACTTTAAGAAAAAATGATAACTCAATTGTTGTCTTTACATCAACAGAAAGTACAGCATCAGGAACTCTGTTTAAAGTAGAAACAAATGAAAATACTACTGCATCAAATTTAAAAGTTGCTATCAATGCTCATGCTGATTTTACAGCAACAGTATCAAATGCTATTGTAACAGTAACAAGAGCAGCGTCAGGTAGAGATAATTTAATTAATGCTTCAAGTGATACTGTAAGATTAACAACTACAAATTTTTCTGGTGGAACTCCATTATTAGGATCAGATATTGATTTTGTAACCTTCACTCAATTTGGAAACCATGTAATTGCAACGAATGGAGTGAACGCACCTCAATATTTTTTAATGGGTACGTCATCATCATTTGTTGATTTACAAACATTAGTTACAGCATCAGGATCTGGAACTGTACCATCAAAATTTAGAACCAGTGGTGTCATAAGAGATTTTTTAGTAACAGGTAATATAGAAAATGCAAAAAATAGAGTTGCATGGTCAGGTATCAATGACATTTCAACTTGGGAAGCTGGTGTTAGTTCATCAGATTTTCAAGATTTACCAGGTGCTGGTGGTGAAGTTGTAGCCATAACAAGTGGTGAAATTGGTTATGTTTTTAGACAAGATCAAATTGTGCGTATGGACTTTGTTGGTGGAAATGTAGTTTTTAGATTTTCAGTTATATCGCCAAATAGAGGAGCAGTATTTTCTCAAGGTGTTTGTCAGGATAACAGACAAGTATTTTTTTATAGCTCTGATGGATTTTTTCAAATCAATGGAGATGAAGTAACACCTATTGGTGCAGAAAAAGTAAATAGATTTTTTGATGCTGATTTAAACAAAGCATATACAGATAGAATATCTGCTGCTGTTGATCCATTTAATACTTTAGCAATTTGGTTATACCCAAGTAAAGATAATCCAAATGTTACAGGACTTTGCGACAAACTTTTGATATATAATTATGTAACCCAAAAATGGTCAGTTGCTAAAGTTAAAGCATCTCAAATTTTCAAACAATTTATTGTTGTAGACACAGTAGAGTTAATGGACGTTATTTCTGCTGACTTAGATACAATTAATATTTCATTAGATACTTCATATTGGACTAATGGACATTTGTATTTAGGTGCAATTGATGAAGATTTTAAAGCTGCAATATTTTCTGGAAAAAATTTAGAAGCTGAAATTGAAACAAAAGAAACAGAATTGTTTCCTGGAAAAAGAGCAAATATTACAAACATTAGACCTATAGTTAATGCAACATCAAATGTAACTATTAAAACTAGAGATAAATTAGCAGACACAGTTACTACATCACCATCAAGTGCAATGAATGATACTGGTATTAATCCAGTAAGACAATCTGGTAGATATTTTAGAGCTAATGTAAAAATACCAGCAGAAACTATTTGGAGTGATGCACAAGGAGTAGATTTAATAGCAGTTCCAGGAGGAGATAGATGAGTGATAAAATTGACATTGATAATGTTCGTTACTCAATTGAAACAAAAGAATTTTTTCAAAGACAAATTGAAGAAGCAGTAAATACATTAATTAACAAAAATAATACTGAAAGCAATAAAGCTTTTAGTTGGTTTATGAATTAGGAGCAAAAAAATTATGACTAGTAATATAAAAAATTATTCAACAACACAAGCAAGTAACATTTCTTTAAATGGAATTGATACCAACGAAGGAATGCTCCCTTCAAATTTAAATAATGCCCTGAGGGCTTTAATGAAAAACACTAGAGATTTGGCAAATGATAGCCAATGGTTTGAAATTGGTGTTGGATCAGGTACTTATACTTCTGCTTGGGTTTCAACAACTCAATTTACAATAGCAAGTAGTGTAGATATTAGTGCTACCTATCATGTTGGTAGAAGATTAAAAGTTTTAAAAGGAGATAATAGTCTTGTTTATGGATCAATAACTGCAACCTCTAATAATGGTACATTACAAACAGTTACAGCTACTTTTGATAGTGGTAACTTAGGTTCTTCATCAAACGCATTAAGAATTTATATTGGTGCTTTATCAAAAACTAATTCATCTATTCCAACAGAAATTATTGGTACAGCTAATATTGCCAACAATGCAGTTACTACTGCTAAAATTTTAGATAATAATGTTACAGTTGCCAAGATGGCAGATAATTCTGTTGACTCTGACCAGTATGTGGATTCTTCAATAGACACAGCTCATATTGCAAACTCACAAATCACAGTTGATAAGATGGCAGCAAACTCTGTTGACTCAGATCAATATGTAGATGGCAGCGTAGATTTAATTCACTTATCAGCAGATTCAGTTAATGGATCAAAGATAGCTGATGACTCAATAAACTCTGAGCATTATGTGGACGCAAGTATTGATTCGCAGCACATAGCTGATTCTCAAATTACTCTTGCTAAAATGGCAAGTAACTCAGTTAATTCAGCTAAAATTGTAGATGACTCAATTGTTAATGCAGATATTAATTCTAGTGCTGCAATTTCTTTATCTAAATTAGAAAATCTTACAACTGCAAGAGCTTTAGTATCTGATGGTAGTGGAGATGTATCTGTTAGTGCTGTTACCTCAACTGAAATAGGTCATCTTGATGGGGTTACAAGTGCTATACAAACTCAAATAAATTCTAAACAACAGACTATTACTGGATCAGCTTCAACAATTGATACAGAAAGTTTAACAGCGAATAGAGCAGTTATATCTAATGGTTCTCAAAAAATTGCTGTAAGTGATGTTACATCTACAGAGCTAGGATATTTAGATGGCGTTAGTTCAGCTATTCAAACTCAATTAAATAGCAAACAACAAACTATTACTGGTGCTGCAACTACTATTGATACAGAAAATTTAACTGCTTCAAGAGCCTTAACATCAAATGGATCTGGTAAAGTAGAAGTTAGTGATGTTACATCTACAGAGCTTGGCTTTCTTGATGGAGTGTCATCTTCTATTCAAACTCAAATAAATGGATTACAAACTAGTAATGCAAACTTAACTGCTATTGGTAATTTAGCAAGAACAGATGGTAATTTAATTGTTGGAAATGGATCAACATGGGTAGCTGAAAATGGATCTACTGCTAGAACTTCTTTAGGACTAGGTTCTGTTGCAACACAAGCAGCAAACAATGTTTCTATATCTGGTGGTTCAGTTACAGGTTTAGGTGAGCCATCAAATAATGCAGATGCTGCTACTAAATCTTATGTTGACCAATCAGTTGCTGGTTTAAGAACTAGACTTATTGCAGAATGTGCTTCAACAGCAAATGTAAATATATCAAATGGTTTAGAAGCTGGTGATACAATAGATGGTATAACTTTAGTTGCAGGAGATAGAATATTATTAAAGAATCAAAGTACAGCAACAGCAAATGGATTATATATTGCAGTAGCAAATGGTGCTGGTGCAGCATCAAGAGATCCAGAACATGATACTATTGCAGAACTATCTGGTGGAATGATTGTAGTTAATCAAGGTAGTGTTAATGATAATAAAATATTTTTATGTACTACAGATTCTAATGGATCAATAGGATCAACAGCAATTACTTACACAGTTATAACTCCAAGCAATTCAGGCACAGTAACTTCTATTGCAACAGGAACAGGTATTAATGGTGGAACTATTACTTCTACTGGAACACTTTCAATTGATTCAACTGTGGCTACACTTTCTGGAACACAAACTTTAACAAATAAAACTTTAAACTCACCAAAAGTAAATGAGAATGTAGCAGTAACTTCTACAGCTACTGAATTAAATATCTTAGATGGTGTCACATCTACAACTGCTGAATTAAATATTTTAGATGGATTAACTTCAACTACAACAGAGCTAAATAAATTAGATGCTGTAAGCAGAGGAAGTCTTATTTATGGTAATCCTAGTGCAGCTACAGCAATTTTAACTAAAGGTGGAGCTGGTACAGTACTAACTTCTGATGGAACAGATATAGCTTGGCAATCAAGTGCTGCTGCTGCAATTACTTCTACAGCTAATGGAGCAAATAACAGAATAGCAACCTACACAGGCGCAGCTGGTTTAAACGGAGAAGCTAATTTAACTTTTGACGGATCAACATTTGTTACAGCTGGATTAACTATTACAAGTGATCCAAAGTTATCAGCTACAGGAAGTGGTTCAAATATTGATTTAGATTTATTAGCAAAAGGTACAGGTCATGTAACTATTAGAGGTAATAGTAATCCAGGTACTATACAATTTAATTGTGAAAGTAATTCACATGGTCAACAACTAAAAGCACAACCTCACTCAGTAGGTAGTTCAACAGTATCGACATTACCTAATGTTACAGGAGAATTGATTCCTGGTAAAGTTGGTGGAACTAATTTTACAAACTCTTTATTAATTGGTCATGCTACTACAGGAACTTTGAATAATGCTAATTTAAATACTGGAGTTGGAATTCAGGCTTTAGATGCATTAACATCTGGTGATAGCAATACTGCTTTGGGATATGCTTCTGCTTCACTAATTAATTCAGGTGTTCAAAACACAGCTATTGGTGATGGATCTTTACCTAATGTGACAAGTACAATTAGTAATGTAGGCGTAGGTTATCAAGCTGGAAAAAATGGAACTGGAAATAGGAATATATACATAGGAGAAAATGCTGGTCGTCATCACAGTTCTGGTAATGGAAAAGTAATTATTGGTGGTGGAGATTTAGGAACAACTGGCAACACAAGCTCAAGAGTATTAGAAATACATGGTTATGATGGCTCAACTAGAACAACTTGGATTACTGGAGATAGTTCTGGTAATCTAACTTTCCCAGCAGAAGTAGCAGCAGTTAGTTTAGATATTTCTGGTAATGTTGATGTTGATGGAACACTAGAAACAGATGCTCTTTCAATAGCAAGTACAGCAGTAACATCTACAGCAGCAGAGTTAAATATTTTAGATGGTGTAACATCAACTGCCGCTGAATTAAATATTCTTGACGGAGTAACGTCAACTACAGCTGAGTTAAATATACTTGATGGCGTAACATCAACAGCAGCAGAAATTAATTTACTTGATGGTAAAGATGCTACATTCCTTGCAGTACCAGGTAAAGTTGAAGGAACAAATTTCACAGATAGTTTAATAGTTGGTCATTCACACACAGGAACTTTAAGTTCTGCTAGAAGAAATACTGCTGTTGGTATTGACGCAATGTACCCAATAACTTCAGGAGATGATAACACAGCTTTAGGTTGGTCTGCTTTAAGAGGTACACTGACTGGTCTTGGAAATACTGGGATTGGCAATGCTGCTTTATATGATACAACAAGTGGTAGTTACAATACTGGATTAGGCTATCAAGCATTAAACAATACTACTGGTAATACAAATACTGGAGTAGGAAGAAATTCTGGTTTTAATATTACTTCTGGATCTGGAAATGTAATTATTGGTCATGTTAATGCTGATAGTGCAACAGGAGATAGACAATTAAAAATAGCTGGTAATGATGGAAGTACAACTACTACTTGGATTAGTGGTGATAGCTCTGGTAATGTAACTATAGCTGGAACAGTAACAGCAAACGGACAGGCTTTAGCAACAGCTGGAGATGCAACTTCTTTAGCAATAGCTTTAGGATAATTAATAACAAGGAGAAAATAATAAATGGCAAACACATTTAAGACAGTAACATTTGCAGCAGAACCAGCTAGTGCTGGGACTCCTTATGCAATGTACACTGTGGCATCTAATACAACAACAGTTGTTTTGGGATTGGTATTGGCTAACATTCACACAACTGCTGTAACAGCAGATGTTGCGTTAGTTAGTGATACAGCAAATAGAAATGGTAACAATAATGTTGCTAATGGAATATCACAATTGGTCAAAGGTGTAACAATTCCATCTGGAAGTTCATTAGAACTTTTATCTGGTGGAAAAGTTGTTTTAGAAACAACAGACTCACTTAAAATTGATTGTTCAGTAGCAGATAAACTTTCTGGAACATTATCAATAATGGAAATTACATAGGATTAATTTATGAGTTATATAGGAAAAACACCTACAGCAGCTCCATTAACAAGTGGAGATATTGCTGATGGAATTATATCTACAGCTAAAATAGCAAATGATGCTGTAACAGCAATTAAAGCTGACTTTGATCCTGGAAAAATTTTACAAGTATTACAAACTGTTAAAACAGATACATTTTCAACAACAACTGCTATGGGTTCTTTTACAGATGTTACTGGAATGTCACAAGCAATTACTCCAACAGCTAGTAATAGTAAAATATTTGTAAATGTTTGTGGTCATTTTACAAATCAAACAAATGGTCTTACAAATGGATTTCGTTTGTTAAGAGGTAGTACCGTACTTTTTATAGGAGATAGTAGTGGTAGCAAAACTAGAGTTTCTAGTGGTGGTACACAAAGTGGTCATGGAAATATGGACAATTTTAGTATCACATTTTTAGATTCTCCATCTACAACAAGTGCAGTAACTTATAAATTACAAGCTGGTAGTGAAAGTGGTGGTACATTATTTTTTGGAGGTGCATACCTTAGTAGTGCAGCTTATTTTATGTCAGCACCAGGATCAATAACTGTAATGGAGGTAGCTGGATAATGATTATACAAGCAATTTTAAAAATAAATCCAAACGCAAAAGTTTCTGTAAATGCAGATGACATTAATCAAATTACTTGGTTAGATGGAACATCACCAATATTAAAATCTGATATTGTAGCACAAATACCAACTGTTAAAACTGAAATTGCAAATGCTACAGCAGACGCAATAGCTAAAAAAGCATCTGGCAAACAAAAGTTACTAGACTTAGGATTATCCGAAGAAGAAGTTCAAGCACTAATAGGAGTATAGAAATATGGCACTAACAAAAATAAATAATAATACACTTTCAGGAATTACTGGATTACCATCTGGGGTAGGTGGAAAAATTTTACAAGTTTCAAGTTTTGTTCAAACAAGTTCTACACAAACTTTATCCTCTGGATCATTTGCAGATTTATCAGGTGTAACTGTTGCAATAACTCCATCAGCAAGTAACAGTAAAATTCTTTTAATAAGCAATATTGCATCAAATCTTCAAAATGACGAAGGTTATGGTATGCAATTTGTAAGAGGAAGCACTAGTGTTTATGCAACTTTACAAACTTATAGTATTTATGGTTATGGAATTACTACTCTATATAATTTTAATAATTTTCAATTTATAGATTCTCCAAATACAACCTCAGAAATTACATATAAAGTTCAAGTAAGATCACATCAAGGTTCAGCAGTGATTTATAATACTAGTGTAAATTCAAATATTTATTTAATAGAGATAGGAGCATAATGATAACAATATCAAAAACAATAAAATCAATAAATCCTAATGCAGAATTTTCTGTACTTGATGATGACATTAATAAAATTACTTGGTTAAATGGAACAACAGAAATATCTAAAGCAGAAATATTAGCTAAACAAACTGAACTTCAATCTGCTTATGATGCTAAACAATACCAAAGAGATAGAGCAGCAGAATATCCATCAATGGCAGACCAATTAGACAACATCTATCATAATGGAATAGATGCTTGGAAAGCCACAATTAAAACAACAAAGGATAAATACCCCAAATGAGTTATATAGGTAAAGAGCCAACAGTAGGAAACTTTCAAGTCTGTGATGCAATATCAACAGTAAATAACCAAGCTGCATACACTATGCAAGTAGCTGGAGTTAATGTAGTTCCAGAAACTGTTAATCATATGCTAGTTAGTTTGAATGGTATTTTACAAGCACCAACAAGTTCATTTACAGTTAGTGGTTCTACAATTACCTTTGCTGCAAACTTAGTTACTGGTGATGTAATAAATTTTATTCAGATACTAGGATCAGTTCTTGATCTTGGAGTACCATCTGACAGTACAGTTTCTATTGCTAAACTAACAGCTACTGGAACTAAAGATGCTACAACTTTCCTCAGAGGAGATAATACTTTTGCTGCTGCTGGTGGTGGAAAAATTTTACAATTAGTACATACTGAAATTGAAACATATCCATCTAGGTCTGCTGGTAGTACTTATGCCGATATTGCTGGATTAAATTTAAGTATAACTCCTAGCTCAACTTCAAGTAAAATATTAATTGTGTTTAATGCTGGTGTTGTAGCAAATTCTAGTATAAGTGCATCATTTGTTCTAAAAAGAGCTATATCTGGTGGCTCTACTACAACACTTGGGGGACATACTGATAGTAGCCGACAAGCTGCTTGGTTAAGACACACTTCAATAAGTGATGGCAATCATGA